ATATTCAAATATATTTTTATTGTTTGTATCACCCAAATTTTTATAGGGGATGAGTGGCTTTGATACACCATTTAAATAGGTGGATTCAGTATATACCTCCCCCGTACTTTTATATTGATGATATGGGCCAATATATTCTTTACCATCCTCAAACATCCATTGTTTTTGTAATGAAATGCCTGATACGGAATCACCTGGTACATAATATAGTTTTTTTCTTGCCATATTATTAAATATTATCTAAAAACTATTAAAAATCCCACCGGCGGCAGGAGCAGCCTCTTCACTCTGATCTTCAGTAAGTATGGGTCTTTTACCATCTGTTGGGTCAATTCCCGGTATGGGTTTAGCACCATCACTTATATCAAACATCATCTGTCCTTCTAAATCCATTGTCCAATCACCATTTGAAAATTTGTGTCCTTGCTTTAAAACAATAAAATAAACATTTGCTTTAGTTAGCATTGATGGTAGCCCTTCAACTCTAAATGTTTGTCCAAAAAGATATTCGCTATACCCATCAACAGTAAGAGTAATGGTTACTCCATATTTATACCCAATTTGTTGGGGTATTTTAAAATTGCATATTTTTTTCAAAGTCTGAATACAATCACTTAATATAGTTTCATCTAATTCTGCAAATGATGCATACATATTTGCTAATTCTTGCTGATCTTTACTAATATTTGGTAAAGCTGGCTTACACCCAAAAACACCTTGAACCATTCCGAGTCCTTTACCACTTTGAGCGGATGATAGGGCGATAGCTGCTATTTCAGAATCAATTGTTGATTGGACACTTATATTTCTTATTTTGGCAGTCTTATCTAATGGATTAACATCAGTAGCATTAATTTTTTTTATGATAGTTTTTCTATCAACTATTTCATATCCATGTTTAGTAGATTCACCAGATTGACCATATGGTATCATTTCCAATTTAATAGATTCACCCAAACATGAGTTTATTTCATCCAAAACACGTTTAATAAATTGAATAAGTGTATTTTTGGTAGGATGTGGATTATCAGATTTATCATCTATTAATTCTTTTTCTATTTTTTCTAATGTATCAAATGATATAAAATACATCACACCACTGCCGTCCCAACCAAAGTTTGCACCTTCAGCATAGTTAGCAGATACACCACGACTACCTTGATTTAAAACTGAAATTGGGTTTGCTGATTTTATTTTTGTTGTAATTGTCGTTGCTAATGCAATAGATTTAATATTTTTAAATATACCCTCAAAACCATTTGTTTTTACTAAATTATCATTAATTGTTTCAATTAATTTTGATAAAGAAACATAATAAACTAGTTTTTGTTTTTGCCAAAATAACCAACTTGTATCGTTTGTATTAAAATTTGCAACACCAAATGAACCATCTCCGTCTGCATCTCCTGCTGCAAGTTTTTTATCCTTAAACTTTAGAATAGATTGTGCCTTTAAAAAACCCACTATAGATTGTGGAAATACCGGACCTTTGGTACTAGTAGTTACACTGTATTTGTCATTTGGGGTTTTTAAATTTAAATCAAATGCTGCGGCCGCTTCTATTGCAGCACCAGCAAATGTAACCGAACAATCATAATGTAATTTTTCATTTACACTAAATTGAAAATCCACAATTTTACCACGAATTGTTATTGGTTTTTCACCATTTATCCAACCCAATTCTAATTCAACATCATTCATGTGTTGAAAAAATCCTCTATCAAAACTATTAAATTGTTCAGGACTGTAGCAAGTAAAACTAACAGTAGCTTTCCATAGAAACGCATCGTAAATATCGTTTGCACCATCGGATGACCAATCAACTGATGTTAAGGATGGTGGTGGAACTAATCTTGGCCCACTTAAAATATTTTCATAGGGTTGTGTTCTTACACCACCCGATTCAATTACTGCTTTTGTTGCATTACATTGCCCTTTTCCAGTAGAACGAAATATGGCGTATGCCCGTCTTTCTGCGACAATTTTAGATGCGGATTCATCCAACCCATTACTATAAAATACATCACGATTTACAGGCTTAGTTCCAAATTGTAATTTACTCTCTAATTTACTCATAACTATAAATTATTTAATACACTATATTCTTCTATGATAGATGTTATTTCAGTTGGTATTCTTATTTGTTTCCCCACAGGCACTAACAGGTCTCCTTTTCCGATATTGTTTGCCTCTGCGATTATCCACCATAAGGTTGGGTCTTTATAATATGCGTATGCCAAATTATCTAATCTATCTGAAAAAGAACCTATAATATATACATCGGTTGTTTTTTCTACTATCGTTGGATATCTAAAAGTTGGATAGTATTTTTTCCCACTATCGGTTGATAATCTATTTGGTGTATTGTATCTGTTCATAGTGTTGGTTTATTGTATGTAATCGTATATTGGTGTATTTTCTGTTGAGTGTAGCTTTTTACCTAATAACTTTAATCCAATTGTAACATCTACACCCATTGGGAGTTCATTACCTTTAGAACCTTCATTTAATCCAATCTCCCAAGTAAATTCATCAGGAACTGCGTATTGTAAGGATGAAATTAGTGCAGGAAAATTCTTATACATAGTTCCTAATGTGAACTTTGTTATATTTCCACGATAACCAGAACTTACATAGGTGGGCATTGTCATTTTCCCCAATTTTTCCAATCTTACCCACATTGGTTTAAGTTCGCTCACAGAATATGCGTAAACTCTAAATCCAAAGTTTAATTCTCTACCAAATGTATCATACAAGTATGCGTTTTCGGCTCTTCCACTATATTTAATTTCTGTCCAATTGGGTGTAAATGTTTCGCTTATTGAATTAACAGTTCCTCTGAATTGTATTGTTCCCACCCCATCAGTTGTAAATGAAAGTTTTATAAGGTCGGGATAATCCCCACCCTCTTGCTCTTGGCCAATTGAATTATCATAATTACCAAGTCCTACTCTTCTCTCTATATTTTTTTCAGTATAATAGTTGGGACTATATCCCGTTATTTTATCTTTTAATTTTGTTATTTTAGTTCCGGTTTTTGGGGTTTGATTGTATTTAGACCTAAAATCATTGAAAGATGTTTTGGTTATTGATGCATCATTGGCAAATTCTCGTATTTGATTATAATTTAAAATTTCCTCACCACCAACTACTTTTAATTTATTAGATGCGTAATTATCACCTTCCCACATTTGCTCATATCCAGATGCAGGAGTTTTACCCTCATCATACGATTTTGCACTTAATCCAAAGTTTAATAATTCATCATCGTTGATTGGAACTGATTTTCCGTATGTATCTTCAAATGAGTTAGAGTCATTATATTTACCATAAGTATCTTTTTGAGATGTAACCCCAAATTTTAATAATTCATCATCGTTGATTGGAACTGATATCCCGTATGTATTTGTACCTTTATTGATATTATCAAAACCAAACTCGATAATGTTACCTTCTTGATTTAGAATTGATGAATAATTTTGTTTAAAATGTGTATTTGTATTACCATCTTTGTTTTCAAACCAACTTTTTCCAAAATTATCTATTTGTTGAGAAGAATAATTAAAGTTAATTATTTCATTTAAAAGCCCAAGCTTTTTTAAATCTTCAGATGTCTTTAAACTGCCCCCAAGATTATACGCAATAAGACCAAACTCTTTTCCGTAAGTATTTTCAAAGTCTTTGTTTGGATTTAATGGTATTGAAACTTTTTGAGGTATTTTTTCAATTTTTATACCCTCCTCCCGAGCAGCAGCTTGGGCAACTTTAAGTCCAAGTTTTGCTAATTTACTTTTTGGTTTTGGTATTGGAAGTTTTTTAACACTTTTAAAAAATGGGTTATATTTTTGAACATAATCAGCCTCATTATCTCCATATGTTTTTTCAGAATTACTAAATGTATTGGTTGATGTACGAGTTACCGATCTACCAACACCATATATACTTTCAGGACCACCATCTTGTCCTAAAAATATAATTGATTTAAATCCGGTGCCCAAAGCGGAAAAAAGCTCGGGGTTTTTTCTGAAAAGTTCTAATTTAGTTTTAAATCCACCCAAAATTGGTATCTTATAGGTTATCGGGTCAACACTACTAAAAGGTATGCCATCAATACCATGTCGTTTACTCCGTAAACCAGTATGTTGAAGAGCCACAGTTTTTAATAATTTTTCAGGAGACCAAAACTTATTATATGTATTTGTTCTCTGCATACCAAGCTGCATTACAGACCAAACCAATCCTTTTGGTGATAGTAAAAATTTACTTATTCTCGCAACATCCACCAACGCTCTTTCGGTAGATGCTAATACACCACCTCTAATTAAATCAATTCCTGCAATAGAATTTATAGGAGTCTCAAATCCCCACTTTTGAGGTTCTTTTTTGTTTTTTCTTTGTATTCCCCTTAAAATAAAAGGTTGTCTGAAAAATAAGGGGTATGGGTTAAAAGAATCATCTTGTAAATTAAATTGACCATATATTTTCGTTAAGTATGATGGTGAGTTTTCTCTTATTAATAAATCACCAATACTCACATAGTTATCTTCGTATCGTTTACCGCCAGGCTGCCACTTTTGATTACCTGTACTATAATACTTTGCAGCAGAGCCTTCTAATTTTATTTTATTTCCTGGCAAAAATGAAAGTCCAAAATCACCACCAAAGGTTACTTTGGGAGATGTAAATGTTTCTCCACTAATACCTGTAAATTGTGATTTTGTTTTATCAACAAAGTTTTTAGTAAAACCTACCCCGTCATCATTTGGAAAAAAGTTTACTAATCCCAATTTTGAATTAAGAGTTCTTTCCGTAAAAATACTTTGGTCACGATTAATATCAACAAACTGAGATGGAACTTGTTTTATTTTGGAAGTAAACCCTTTCGCATCTATATTTGGTATAAAATCTACATTACTTAAATTTGGTGTTGTAAATTGTGGTGTAAATGTAAAGTTAGTTGGAGTTGTAGCTGTAAATTGTGGTGTAAATGCAAAGTTAGTTGGGGTTGTTTGTCCTTTAAACTTTTCAGTATCATCTACCTCATTTGGCGTTGTCTGCCCTTTAAACTTTTCAGTATTATCTACTGGAGTTGGTGTTGTTTGACCTAAAAATTTAGATTCTAAACTTAATCTATTTGGGTCAGTCTCTCCCAAAAACTTTCCTTCCAATGTCATTGGAGTTGGTGAACTCAACGATGAAAAATTAAAACGAGATTCTCTCATTCGGGCCGAAAACCCATCTGCATTGGTGTTTGGAAAGAAATCAACATTACTTAATTTTGGGGTTGTAAATTCAGGAGAAAACTCAAAGTTATTTGGAGTTGTTTGGCCTTTAAACTTTTCAGTAGTATCAAATGGTTTTGGTGTTACTACACTTTTTGTAGGCGTTTCTTTCAAAGGAGCTGGAGATGTTATTCCAGCTGATAAGTTAGAAATGGGTGTAAGATTACTCTTACGATTTATTTCAACCGACTGGTTCTCTATTATAGGTCTTTCAATAGGCCTTCTAAACTTTGATAAATCTGATTTTAATTCAGTTAATGCCATTATTCATCCCCAATTACTTGTTTACATAACTATTAATTGCACGAGAACCTTTGTTTATTTCACCAACAATTTTACCATTTAAGACAACATTGATTGGTTGAGATTTAATATCTGCTCTTAATCCTTTTATTTCATCAATCAACTCACCAGTTCTGTCTGTTGAACCGCCATCATCCTCACCACCACCCAATAAACCAAAGCCTCCCGCTATTAAACCAATACCAGCTAATATAGGTAATGCCATTAAACCAGCTACGGAAACTGCTAATAAAGCTACTGCTAATACACCCAAAGCTGCTGCCAATCCTAATATTGGTAAAAAGTTTATTTGTGATAATTGCATTAATGGTTTTACCATATTTGGCAATGCACCACCTAAAGTTGCCACTCCTTCTGAAAATAATTTCATACCAGCCCCAACTAAAAATACAGCGGCTCCCATTGCCATCATACCAGCAGCCACCATATATAAAATACCACTAGCTGCTAATGGTGCTAGTAAAACACTAAGACCATATAAAGCAGCACCCAAAATTAATAAAGCTCCAGCTGCTTTTAATAGAGATTCAGGTTCTACTGTATTAAATTCTTGTAATGCTTTTGCAAATACAAATAATGCGGCTGCCATAACTAACATTGCTGCAGCACCTTTTAGTAAACTTGTTGCGTTAATACCACCCATAGCCTTAGCCGGCCCCGTATCTGCTGGTGTTGGTGTGGGTGTTGGTGGTGCCGCTCCCGATTTACCTTTAAAATTAAAATCAGGTGTTGGCATTCCTTTGAATAAATTACCGGGGTTTAATTTTGAAAAAAGCCCACCTAATTTTGATGTATCCATTCCCATATTTTTCAAAAATGTTGTTGATTGTGCAAGAGCTGGTAGTGAGGCAAGTATCGCTGATTTAGCTCCGCCAAAACCTTCTTTTATTTTGGCGACCGTTTTAGCACCATCTTTACCATATTTTTCGGTATTTTTTGTTAATTCTTCTTGTTTAAGAAGCATGTCGGTAATTTCATCGGTTGTCATACCTATTTGATTTGCATATATTTTTTGAATTCCAGGTGCCATTTTACCAAACTCTTCAGCAGAACCAACTTGCTCTGCTATTGCTTTAGCAAAATCTTCAGCACTTCCACCACCATATTGATACGCCACAGCTGCATCTCTTATTGCTTGACTATTCATCTCAACCCCAAACAATCTTGCTTTATTTTGAGCAGCAATACTATTTTCTATATCCAATACACTTTCAGAAACAGTCGCCAAATTTTCTTTAGTAACACCAAGTTTTACCATTGCAGCTGTTTGTTTTGCTATTATCTCAATTTCTTTTTCAGATTTACCAAGTAATTTTCCGGCTTGCTTATCCATTTCTTTAAATACAGATGCGGCGGTAACTCCCGATTTAGTAGCAATATCTTTTATATTATCTGTTATATCTATGGCTTTATCATCAACAGATTTTAATATAGTATTCATCCTTACAGCACCCGCACCATCTCCCATTAAAGCACTTAATTCAGTAACATTTTTTAATGTATCAGATGAAATTGTGGCCGTACTATTGAAATAATTTGCTATATCGCTGGCGGATTGAGCCACAGCTTCACCACCATAAATAAGCCCGGTCATAGAAAAACTTGCTTTTCCAACTTCCATACCAATTCTCGCGGATTCTTTTACACTCGCTCCAAAAGTTTTATACATTTCTTTAGCTTGACCAACTGTTGAATCAAATGCCGCTGTAAGCATTTCAGCACCTTTTTTAGCTGCAAGCATTCCGAGACCAAACATTACTCCATTTTTAAACATTTCTTTGGATAATCCAAGACTTTCTAAAAGACTGTCTTTTGTACCATCTAGTAACTCTTTTATTTCAGCAGTTTTATCAGCGCGTTTTTTTTCTATTTTTAAAAGTTCTTCAGCGGTTTCTAATTCTTTTAATAATAACTGTGCTTTATTTTTAGATAATTTTAGCCCACCTTCTAATAATTCTTGCTTTTTTTCAAGAATTTTTTCTAATTTGTTTTCAACACCCGTTTGAGATTTCAAATCAGCTGCTAATTCTTTTGCAATTTTACCTTCTTTTGTTCGTAAGTTAAGTTTGGATGTCAATACATCTGCAATATTGTTCTGAAGTTTTTCTTCAGTTACTAATGCATCTATTCGGTTTTGAGTATCTTTATTAGCCATTTATGAACACTTTTTATTTTTTTCTAAAAGCGGGTAAATCATCTAAAGTAAAATTTTTATCCCAATCTACTGGTTTAATATTATATTTTTTTAGAATAGCCTGATATTCGGTATCATTTGTTATTTTTTCTAATTCCCGCTCTTTTTTCTTTCTAATAAGAAATTTAATAAAATCGGTTACAATATTTTCACTTAATCCCTGTGTTTTAAACACTTCTCTAAGTTTAGATACTTTTATTTTCATAGTTATCCCTAATTGATATAATATAAATATAGAAATACCCAATATTCCTATTGGGTATCTCATACTATCTTTTTCTTGTTTGCGATTTTATTCTTGCAGCCTCTTTATCATGTGCCTTTTTTTCCTCATTCTTAAACTCAATAATTTTGGTTATGTAAAAAGTTCTCATCCACACAGGCATATTATACACATCAGACCAGGTGAATCCACCATTGCCGTGATATATTAAATCAAAGATTTGGGAATGTAATAACTTTCTATACTCAGGTTGATGGCCAAAAAAAGGAAACATCCATAGGTAGACTGATTTCCCTCCTCTCCCCGGTTTCATCGGAAATAAACTCATACATCAAGTTTATATCAGGTGTAACCTCATTTATATATTTTCTTAGCTCCTTTGAATCTCTTGCAAATAACTCATTGTCTACAAAGTGATTTATTTTTTGTTGGTTGTATTCCCCGTCAACTGAAAGAATTATTGTTTTTAATCTTGTAGTCAGTTCTCGTGAAACATCATCCTTCAATTTTTTATTAACCCTTTTTAATTCTTCCAAATCATATTTTACTTTTCGTTCCTTTGATTCTGTCATTGCCATAAAAGTAATCTTGCGTTTTGAAGCGGGTAATTCAAACTCAAATTCGTTTTTGTTTAATTCCACCTGAGCCGAACCATCGTATGGTTTATTTTCAAATTGAGTTAAATCAATACTCTCTTTTTGTTTTTTATTTGTAAATGGGTCGGTAATCTCAACCTCATAATCTTTACCATAACCTAAGATGCGGCTTGCAATCATAATTGCGTTTTTATCACCTACTGATAAATCAACATACTTAATAGGCTCACCATTACCATTTGATACAATAAGCGATTGGAATAGCTTATCCAACACCGAACCATCTTTGATGTAAGATTGGGTAGTTAAAATATCCTCTTCCTTTGCAGTCATATATTTTAATTCCACCTTACCTGATGATAGGGGGTTATCCTTACTATAAATTAAACCCCGTGAAGGTAATTCTATAACTTCAGTTGGAAAATTGTGCTCTTTTAGTTTTTGGGTTTCGTAGGCTTGTTTAATACTATCTACAACCTCTTTATTACTTTGTTGATAATCATCCGTTAGATTTTGGCTCATAACTTTTCTCCTTTATATATAAATACAGAATTGAGATATTTTTAATAAAACAAAAACCCCCCAAAATTGGGGGGTTCACATTTTTCAATTTATATTTTTTACAATCCGAAAAATTAATCAATATTGTAGTACGGCGTAATCATAGGATAATCCCAATTCCACATTTGCTAATTCTGAATCTGATGTATAATCCATATCTGAAAATTTGGCTCTAGTAATAAAAGCCCCCTTCAATGTCCATTCTTCAACTTTATCGCCAACCGGCCCTAATGAATTAAATGTAATCTCTTTTTTATAAAAATCAGAATAACCATCTCTACCTGTTACTGATTCGTGATGTAGGCGAACCCATTCCATAACGGCTTGTGCGCCAGATGGAACAATCGGGTCATAAAGTGTAATGGTTAATTCCTGCCATTCAGACCTACCCTTTACATATCTCTTAACATTGACATGGTCAATTGTTATTCTATTTTGTTGTAGTTCAGGCCTATTTGCTGCTTTAATTAAATACGCAGGAACTCCCTCAATATACATAATAAATCGGTTAGCAACTTTGGGTTCAAAGTTGGTAAACATTATTTCTTGAGGTGTTAATAATTGTGCCATTTATTTCTCCTAATTTACTATAAATATACCCTATCCGAAATTATCCTTCAGGGAATGCTGCTCCAGTTGGTAATACACTAAAGTCTAATACAATGAATTCAGCAGTTTTCGCTGGTTGTAAGAAAATATCACCTTTTAAGATGTTTCTATCAATTACATCAGGTGTATTGTTTGATTCATCCATTATAACTCTGAATGCGTACAAACCATTTCTTTGTTGAATTGATTCCAAATAAGGATTAACAATGGATAAGAAACGATTTCGGGTTGCTGCTGTGTTATTTTCAAAAACCAAATATCTCGAAGAAGATGCGATAAACTTCTTAACTGCAATCAACAATCTTCTTACATTGATTCTATCCAACGCAGATGGTTTAGCTTGTAGGGTTTTCTGTCCAAATACAGTTGCTCCCTGACCAGGGAATGTTGCGATTGGATTCACTCTACCAACATACAATTCATCTCTCTCATTGTGCGTTAATCTTGTCTTAACCTCAATTACATTTGATAATCCACCACGATTCAATCCAGCAGGTGCGTACCATTCGGCTGCGACCTGGTCATTGAATGCGATAACACCAGGCAGAACTACGGATGGTGGGACCCAAACAGGCTTATTCTTATCCGTATCTAATATCTTAACCCAAGGGTGGTATGTTCCTACATAGTTGGAATCAAACGAAGAAAGTGAATTTACAACGGTTGATATATTATCACTCCAAGCACCAGCATCCATTACAAAGAATGTATCACCTCTATCTTCACAAAGGTCTTTTGCGTATGTGGTTACTGAAGAGTGTAATCTATTAATTACACCAGGAATAACAATCATATTCATATCAAACTCATCAGGATTTGATACTGCGTTTATTGCTTTTCTCAATGCAACAGTTCCTGCTGAGGTTGCTGATGTACAATCTAACCCCTGTGTGTTTCCTGCTACAATATCATTCCCAACTAACACTTTTCTATTAGGTTGGAATCCATCAAAACCACCTTGAAATGGTATCATAAATTTCCTAGCATCCAATTGAGCGGTTGTGGCACTATCGGTTAAAGAAATGGTAGTACTATTTGATTCACAAGTAGCCAAATCAAAATCAGAACCAACAGTAGTAGTATTCGCACCAGGAAGTGGATTCAAAAAGTTTAAGTTATCAGTTGTAACAAAATCAAAAGAATAACCCAAATATACATTTTTATTGTATGAACCTGCCAAAGATTGGGATGTTACATAAGTTGGTGATGGGACAGTACCTGCTGTAGATGGAATTGGTGATGTTACTGCACCAAATCCAAAAGGAACTAATGATGAATCAATTGCCCCAGCTTCTACATCCGAATCAACCTCTACTCTAATATAAACTGAATTATTTGCATAATCACCATTTGTAGATAATTTACCACTTGAATCAACGGTAATATATCTATCACCAATTACCCTTTTAATATAATTTGGTGAATTTGGGTCCAAGTTTACATTTGAGAACTGCTCTAATGTATTTGGACGAGTATCGGTGTCTTGAACTCCTTGTCCAAAAATTGAATAAGGAATTTTGGAAGTATCTATTCTTCTTACTATAACAGTAAATGTACCATAATCAGAACCTGGAACATCTGCTGCAGATTTAATATCTCTGATACCCACTTTAATTTCATAGTTTGTTGAATTACCATGTGATAAAGTATGGAATTTGAATAATTGTTTAGCAACTCCACCAACTTTTTGTGATTTAATCCAAGGGGTTGATGCTACTGAATATTCTTCTGAAAAATTAAATGTTGTAAATGATGCGGTTTGAACCAATACAACTTCGTTTGTTGCAAAAGAAGCAGATTGGAATGTATTAAAGTTTAAGTAAGTATATGCTTGTTGGCTGCTTTTTGGTAAGTATCCAAATGTTTTTGTAAAGTAATTTGCACTAGTTGGATTTAAGGAAGATGTTGTTGTGTTATTTCCTGTAAATGCTGAACCAGAAAGAATTAATCCAAATGATGATGCGGTTACATTCGTTGTTGCACCACCTACTAAATTTCTAACAAAAGATGTTTCAAACAAATTACCAGTAGCATTCGGAATAGAACCACTTAAAGATGGGTAAAGAACCGCTGCTACTCTATTTCCTTGTGAAGAGGAAATGTTTAAAACTAATGGGTTAGTAAATGTGTACCCATCAGTTCCTAATACCCTAACAATTGTTGCATTAGGAGCATCCTGCAAATAAGCTTGAGCGGTATAAGGAAGGTATGAATCCTCCGTTAAACCACCAAACTTTTGTTGGAACTCATTAAATGATTCAACCCGCGTTGGTACAAACGCAGGTCCTTTGATAGTTTGTCCGATAAGGACAGCACCTATTTCTGCTACCCCTTGAGGTAAAAACGATAAGTCCTTTTCTCGTGTAAAAACACCCGGACTAACAATTCTTTCAGCCATTACATTCTCCTAATAGTTTTTGTTTCTATATAATAAATACAAAAAAATTAGGGAAACCTATACTTATTGAACTGATGTGAAAGTGTTTGTATCAATATCGTAAGAACCTACACCATACTTTTGTGTCAATTCTTTACCAAATTCGTTTTGTGACTTAACTAATTCTTTATAAGTTGATATTAACTCTTCTTTTTCAGCTCTTAAATTAGCGAAAATTTCCTCTAACTCTTTGGATTGTATTTCAATTTCTCCAAGCCGTGCCATAACTGCAATACCTTTTTGACGAAATTCTAAAAGTTTTTCTCTTTCAGTTTCTTCAAATTGTTTTACTAATTTTTCTTCCATAGATTTTGTTTTTAAGTTGTTTAACTAATGTATATATAAATATCTAAAAAATTATATAAAATCGTTTTGTGGGTTTGTTTGACCACTTAATTGTGGGTTTTCCGTAAAAGAAATTTTTCCAACTGAATAAACTTTTCTATTGTTTGGATTCATCCCCACAAACTCAGGCACAATGTACGCTTTTGATACCAAAGTAATGCTCGCTCTTACTATTCTATCATCACCCGCATCAGTTATTGTTTCAAAGTTGTATCCATCACCTTTTATTTGGAATTTGAATCTATCGCCAAATGACCTACCTTGAAAGAAAATGATTTGTTCAACTACTTTGTTTAGTTGTTCCATATAATCACACCATATGTTCATTTCATATTGAACATCTAAGTAATCAGGTCTTTCAACAGCAATATATTCTTTTATAGGAGTTTGCCCAGTCAATATAGAAAATTGGTCATATCTATTTGCTTTTGTGTATTTCCGTTCAAATGGTTGATGTGCATCTTCGGAATTTAAAACCTTTAACTTTGCAGCCTGTTGATTGGTTGATAAGGAGGTTCTTTTAAATACAATTACAGGTGTTTGTATTTTCCCGTTTGCATCCCGCATAAACCCATCTCTTTGAGCCGATACCCATTTTTCGGGATTTGCATAAATTACTGGGATAGGTATGATTTGCCCATCATCCACTACAAATGGTCTTACATCTTTTACTAAAAAATCTCTGAAAGCCAAGTCAATATCATAGATACCAATAGATATATTTTGTGTATTATCCGTATCCCGCCTAACCTGCTTTGCCTTATTTAACTTAGGATTTTCCGATGTGGATGACATCGTCTGCTTTAAATCCGGCTTTTCAGAGTTTATATCTCTATATGTGTTACCCATCTTATAATCCTATTGGTAAATAACTATCATTTGTTGTAGAGTTTCCATACCTTACATCAATCAACTTAATGGATGTTTGACGGGTAACATGCGTAAGGCATGCTATAGAAATTGATGTTCCGTGTCCATCACCACCATCCCAAGTTTCAGGATTCTTACCTACAAACAATCGGTTTTCATTTACATTATCAACCATATAATATTCATTATCCCATTGTATGATATCACCAACATCTGGCTTAACATCTTTATCATCTTTTAAAGTATCCCTTAAAAAGTTGAATGTGGCTGTATGTGCGTATGATTGACCAAAATCATCTGAAACTGCTTCAGTATCCTGTCTATCAATTAAGCAGGGGATTTTAACAGGATTATAAAAAACTTTATCTTTTGATTCCCCATACAAGTTTACTAATGATTCATCCAATACAGGCTTATAATAATACACTTCCGTATCAATTATTTCATTGATGAGTTCTTTGTTTAACCTTCTGATTAAACTAATATCTCTTGCCGAACCAAATAATGCCATCGGATTATCCTATATAAATTGGCATTGGGACACGATTAAGTGTTGATTCTAAAAATTCAGTTTCATCCTTTTTGGCTTCTAAAAGCGACCTTCTGCTTGTTGCTTCTAACATTTCTTTGATTTGTGTTATCAACTGCTCTTTTTCAGTTGCGGCTTGAGTTCTTAAATCTGAACCATCCAATGTAACTTCAGCGCCAGGGATTGGAATTGAACCAAATTTAGAACGAACTGTCCCCAATACCTCTTTTACCAATACCAATGTATATTTAAATATCCACTGTCTACCATGTGCATTTATATCACAATAATCTAATCTACCAAATGGAGCATTTGAAAAATCGGATACAACATTTGCTTTAGCTACTGGGTTATTTCTCTCCGAATCCAATGTGTATTCAAAGTAAATTTTTAATCCATCGTATAAATCCGTTGGAAATGGAAATATACGAATCCTTTTACCATACAACTTAAATCCATATTGAGATTTTCTAATCAAGTCGTTAAATTCAATCGCTTGTAAACGAAGAAGGTCATCATACATAGGTTGCATCATAAACGATACGCCCGGTGAGTAATTACCCCAACCAAAGGTTTCCATCATTTGTTGTGAACCTAAACCTGTTCCAATGAACGGGTCAAAGTAACGAACAATCGCAGGTGGGTTCTCGTGATGCATTTTACGAATGGTTATAGAATCGGTTGATAAATCACCCGCTTCTAAACTTGCTATCGAACTATCACCCAAATCATAAATTTGTACTCCACTTACCATTGTAAATGAGCCTGTATAGTGAGTTAATCTACCACCGCTCCCCGCCTCAGTTCCATAATCAGATGCGATGTTTACTACCCCACCAAAGTTATTGTTCAACAATTTTTTGGTAAAGTTGCTGGTTAGCGATGAACCCTGAATACTTAATAAGTTTTCTTTGGTTCGGTATTGGTTTAATTGGGATGAAAATTCATCTACTGCTTCTTCAAAGCACGCATAAAAATCTATATCTTGCAGTTCTATATCCACAATAGGATAACCAAGCCTTAGAGCACACCACTTTGTTACTGAGTCTGCATCAACTTGGAAATCATAATCATTATCAAACCATCCAAAGGGTGTTTTACCCGGAAAGAATGATGATGAGCCAGGATATATTGGAATATTAACTGCCATTTTTGTTATTCTCCGTCAGTAGTTTCTTCACCACCAGTAGTTTCTTCACTGCTTTCTTCGGTAATTGGTTCTTCTGTTGATTCTTCAATTACCTCTTCAACGATTGGTTCTTCCACCACAGGCTTTACATAGTGTTCAAATGTTGCTGCAGCGTTTACATCGTTTGCGGTTTTAAGGTTATTAATAACATAGGTTTCTAAAGCATCTATAAGTTGTGAATAACCATTGGTAATTTCGGAGTTATATACCAATGCATTTTTATCAATTGAATAATACGCTACCGTTCCACCTCCGCTGATATGAACATCCATTTGTAATTGTCCAGCATATTGTAAATGTGGAACAAGTGTTAGTAGTGGTGATTCGTGAATCAGGCCTGTTGTTGGATTTTTGAAATACCCTGTTACTTTTATTGCCATAATACTTTTCTCCGTTTTATATAAATAGTTTTATTTTTGTTTATATGTCTTTAATTTATCTTTGACTTCTTCGTTTGTTAGGAGTTTTCCTTCAGATGTTATTTTTTGAAATTCTTCCATACTTAATTTGATAACGGGAACTCCACTATCTTTGATTTGTTGTAGGAGTTGGGGGGTGGGTTTGAGGAACATATTAGGGTGCTGGTAAATAAGCGGGAATAAGTACTATCCCACCATTAAGTTTTATTTCCATCCAATAATCAGGTGTGCCCAATGCATTATCATCTAGAGTACTCCCCCACAATCTGTTTACCTGATAACCACCATTTGGATTATAATCTGGTGGAGGATTACCATTTTGCACGGCATCAATTCGGAGATATTTACTACTTGCCGGGTCTGATGATAGATGTATCCATTCAGACGGTGTTGTTTGAATTCCAACATTACCTGCTGCTTCTGCTATTATTTTATTATTAACCTCAAATAATGCTCTTGGAGTTCCAGTTCCGATACCAACTCTGTTTGAACCTGTAATAAATAAAGTATTTGCTTGTGTAGGGGAGCCTACTCGTAATAGTGAATCTATGGATGCCCCACTAATATGGAGTTCTGCCGATGGTAAATTAGTTCCTATACCTACATTACCACTACCCGATACATAAATTATATTATTAATTGTGGGTGAATCTATTTCAAATAGTCCTGCGTTACTAGCACCACTTACATGGAGTCTAGCGGTGGGCGATGTTATTCCTATGCCCATATTCCCACTTGAGGAAACAGTTAACATTACGGCAGCTGTTGGAGAATTATTAAATATCTGAAAACTTGATGTATTAAGGTTTCTTAAAGTCCAAGCAGCATTACCATTCCAACCATATATTAGGCTTGTATTATTACCATACGGGTATAAATAAAAATTATCAGTCCTAAACCCAATACCATTATTAGCCACTCCTGCAAACATTTGGATAGGTACAGTAGTATCAATTCCTCCGAAATAATCACTAGTACCATTCACTAACATTGAATTGGTAACATGTAATTGAGCTATAGGTGTTGTAGTTCCAATACCAACCCTACCACTACCACTTACATAAAGATGTGATGTATTAAATGCCGATGTACCATTATCTAATATTGTAAGTCTTGCAGCCGCAGATGAGTTTTCTACCCTAAGTGCGGTTGTTGCGGAGGTTGCTCCACTACCTTTTACATGAAGTCTTGCAGATGGATTATTTTCACCAACACCCGTAGTTCCCCCATTAAGAACTGTGAATGTTGCCGTTCCTCCTGAATTTTGAATGATAAGTGCACCAACAGTATCAACACCAGAACCTCTAATTCTAGCGCTACCAGTTACAGTTAAAACAATTCCATCAAATGTTAAGTTTGATTCCCCATTTATTGTTCCACCACCCGTTGCGGTCAATACTCTATTATCGGTATTATTTGTTATAGATGGGGTTATGTTTGAAGCTGTTAAAGCGTTTGTTGCCCAACTTGATGTTATTTGATATGTTCCTACAGGTAAGAATGATGCGGTTAAAGCATATGAACTACTTATAGGTGTTCCATTTTCCCATACACCGGTGTTATATACCAAAGCCTGTCCATTTGTGGGGGATGTAATGGTTACATTTGTTAAATCATCCAAAGTAGTTACAGCGCTTCCACCACCACCAGCTGCACCACCACCTCTAAATAATCCAGCAGGAATTATTTTATTATCAGTAGTGTTGGTTATATCGGTTGTATTACTTTTTAATAATAAAAATCCTAAAAAGGTTGTAAAATCAAAAGTATCACCTTCGGAAAATGAATCGGTTGATAAATTTGCTATTGCGTTTTGATAATCAGGATATACATTCCGACCATAGTAGATATACAAAACACCTGATCGTGGGTCGGAATATACCCGTTGTATTGTCCAATTATTATTTGATACCGAAGCGGTAATTCCTGTACCTGGATCGTAAAAATTTGGTTTTAGTGATGTGTAAAAGTTATTATTATTCGTATCAAACCTAATTCCAGAACCTGAACTATAAACATATGCTATACTTGCAGTAACCTGTGCGTTTGTTTCATATTGTGAGGGGAATTCTAAATCACTATCATAAAAACCACCATGAATATAAGATGTACCCGAACCAACAGACAAGCTTAAACTTGAAGATTGGCCCGTCAATCCATATCCCGATAATTTTAACGGGCCGAATGCATCTATAAAGTTTAGTATTTGAGCGGTTTGGTTATATGCGGTCTGAACTGCTCCTCCAAAAGCAGAAATACTACTATAATTAAAATGCGCTACTGCCCCTAATGGGATATCATCGTGGAATTGTTGGGAAGTAAACCTTGTTGATTGTTGTTGTAGTGCCCCATTTTCATCAATATAGATGTATGTTACCTGTGATGAGGAAATATTAGTAATACTTTGTGTTATAGGGCCCCAAGTTACATAATCTATAATAGGGCCTACCTCAGAAGTTGCGGTTACATTGTGATTTACAATAATACCACTACCAGGAGAAACAAACACATTACTACCACTATAAGTTACTATACCACCATAAAGTAACCCAGTTTCCAATATCCCCTCAAACCATTTCCATTTTACCAAATTACCATTCTGCCTAAAATATAAATCATGCCCCAAAAGAGTATTGGATGAACTTTGAAATAGAATGGTTGAATCGGTGTCTAAGCCTGCCAGGTCTGGGTCTTGTGTTGGCTCAAACTTTAAACTACCACTAAATAAGCTATTACCTTGAACATGTAATCTTTCGGCTGGGGATGATGTTCCAATACCTACATTACCCGATGAGGAAATGAATATCCTTGTTGTATTATTGGTTTCTAATTGTAAGTTATTGACATCCGTAGTACCAATAGTCATTGCACTACCTAATGTGTTACCATCATTTAGGATTACTGCGCTTGATCCATAAAATAGTCTATCGGATGAATTTGTCCATAGGAATGTAGAACCGGGAGCGGTGGTTTGTTCTGATAATGAAAAGTTAATTCCTCTATGGTCTAACCTCACCGAAGCTTTAAGAACATCCTCAAAATCTAACGGTCCACCACCAAGTACATTTTGACTCCTATAAAAATTACTTGTAAAAGAACCTGTTGTTATTGTTCCCAATATCGGGTCTTGATTTGTTTTGGTATCTAGACCAATGGCATTAAAGTCAATAGCTGAACCAGTAACACCTCCGAAAAATCTGGTTTTTCCATAAACATTAAACCCATCAAAGGATGATATATTTTGTGTTTCTGATGTGTTTATTTCCACACCAACAGTACTTGCACCAGACCCACCATAAACTCTAAATAGGTTTTTACGCAAGTTTGTGGTTGCGCCTGAACCACCCCCCACTACAAATAAATTGTTGAAATCCCCAAGTCCCAAATTATAGTGACCAACAACAGTTTGTCCAGATGCGGATGCAATCGTTCCAATACCAAAAGCAACTGTAGCAGTTCCTTTTGCCCAAGAGCCTGACCCTGCTGCAAACGAAGCCATACCATCTGCATCGGTTTCTATACCCATACTGAATGCGGCCTGTCCACTTGCGGTTGTATTGATACCTGCGGCGTGTGAAGCAAGTCCTGAAGCAAGTGTGTTTATACCTTCTGCTATGGAAGCACTCTCCTGTGCAATTGAACCACTGCCCATTGCGAAAGAACCTATACCACGAGCAGATGTTCCAATACCACCTTTTACAGGTGTGTTTGATGTAAATTCAACCTCACCAGTAGTGGAATTAAGTAAACCCGTATCAAACTTAATAGAGTTTTCGTTGTTTGTTGTATCTATGGTAAGCTGAACATATGCTTCTTCTACAGTATCATCGTAATACGATTGAATAGATTGTGTTAAATATGATATTGAAAATTGGCGGGTTGATGCACCCACAATTGAAGAACTATTAAATATAAAAGAGCTATTGGATTGAGTAACTATTGTAGTAGTACTACCAAAAGAAAATAATACAGAAAAGGCAGTGCTATCAATTGATTGGAAGCTACCACCACCAGTTATACTATAAAAAGGGCTTAATGATGATGAATCTAACCAAGATAAACTTGCGCTTCTAATCGTAGTGTAATTACTTAAAGCAGGTGTGAATGTTATACTACCAGATGAAATTGCTGAAATTGTTACAATAGAGCTAGTAGGTGTAAACATACTAGCGCTTTTGAAAAACTGACCTATGGAGAAATTTGCTCCTACTATTTGACTCATTTTTTTTCCAACAATTTAATTTGAGATTTTAATTCCCGTATTTCATCTAATAAATATTTAATTACTTTGGCATGATATGGTATCATACCAACATAACTAACTCCAAATTCATATCCTTCTTTTGATACATACCCCTCATCATCAATATGTTCAGGTACTAAAGTATTTTCTGCTATTCTAACTAAATGCTCAAACCCATTTTTTAAAACATCCTGTGCAATAACCCCAACATCAAATTTACCATTTATTGTATCCGAATTATCACCTACCTCAGGTCTTTTCCAATTAAATGTTACAGGTTTTACATTTTCTATTAATTTTAAAGCAGTATCAATATCCATATCATTTATATTCTCCTTCAATCTAATATCTGATGTGGATGTTACTGAGAATGAACCCAGTGCTCTAAACTCTTGAGCGGTTACTGCTCCATCGGTAAATATACCAGTGTTAATAACTTCGTATCTATTTGAAAGAGTAGTATTCCCAGATTGAATTGATGAACCTACCGCGTTAGTACTGGTGTGTGATATTTTTGTATAATATGATGTAAAACCTACTGTTGGGTTTGGGTGTTTTAGTGTACCATAGTTTGTACTACCTGTTGCAGTATTATTTACCTTTACAGCTATTGGTGGAGATGGGCCCCTATTAGGTGTGTTAAATAATTCTTTAAATCCCATATAAATAATACCAGCTTTATTTTCATTTCGTAATTTATCTGGGTCTTGTGTAGAAGTTTCTTCGGTTCTAGTAATCCTTACAGGTCCAAAGAAATCTGATATACTATCTGTTGGGTTTATTTCCACCAAGTTTTTTCTGGCATTTGTACCACCGGTGCTCCCATTACCTATTATAAAGGCAGATTGTTTTTGGGTTGCTCTATTGTGTTGTCCTTGAACATGCTGAAAAGAACCACTTGCTATTGTTCCCCAACCTTCCGCGTGAGATGCCTCCCCTCCGGCGTTAGTACTAAATCCTTCTGCGTGAGAATAAAGGCCTGATGTGAGGGTGTTCAATCCTTCCGCATGAGATACATCCCCTCTTGCGATTGTTCCCCAACCTTCCGCGTGAGAATAAGAACCTGATGCGTTAGTGCTAAATCCTTCTGCATGAGAAGCATAACCAACTGCGTTTGTAAGTGCACCTTCTGTATGAGAATAAGAACCGGATGCGGTTGTTTGCTGTCCTTCTGTATGAGAATAAACTCCCGATGGCGTGGAATCAAGCCCATTATTGAGTGTTCCTGCGATTTGTAAAGTTGCGTTTGGTGTTCCTGTTCCAATACCCACTCTACCACTACCACTTACAAATAAAATATTATTATTTGCTACTGAATCTATTTCAAATAGTACTGCATTGCTAGCACCACTTACATGAAGTTTAGCAGTCATAGCAGTTAATCCAATACCTATATTACCACTACTACTTACATAAAGATGTGATGTATTAAATGCGGATGTACCATCATCAAGTATTGTTAATCTTGCGTTTCCTCCACTATCTTCTATTCTCATAGCGGTTGTTGCTGCTGTAGCTCCTCCACCTCTAACTTGAAATTGTGCAGTCCCTGTAGTTGCTCCTAATCCGATTGTGACTAGTTGCCCTTGTGTACTTCCTATGTTTAACCTTACTGTGTTTCCTGTTGCAAATTGTAGTTGGTCAGCAGCTGCTGCTCTTCTTATCCATTCAGTATCACTATCCCACGATATACCAAATCCACTAGTAAATCCTACGTTACCATTATCTATACTTATTTTTTGTGTCGGGGTTAAAGTTCCAATACCTACTAACCCACTACCGCTTACAAACATAATAGAAGCTGAAGCAGGTGATTGTATCCTAAATAATGAATCGTTATTTGCTCCGCTAATGTGAAGTTCTGCTTGTGGTGTTGCTATACCCATCCCTGTTCTACTGCCGGAAATAATTATGGCTTCTTGGTTAAACGTTCCCATTTTAATGGTATTGTCTGAAAAGACTTCCATAATGGGTATCCCCGAAATATCGTTTACGGAGAATAGTGAACCTGATAATGAATCGGTTATTGAGAACAATTGTCCTTGCGAACCCTGAACATCAAATATGTTAGAGCCTGAACCTTGTACTATGAGCCCTTTACGGACTTTGAATTCGTTTGCCATGTTTTATTTCCTTTTTTCATTGTCCAAAAGGGATGTGTGATATCTATAAATATGTTGAAATAGTTTTTTGTTTATATCCCAAAACGCCCTCTCATTGCGTTATAGTTTTGTTGGATTTCGGTTGTGGTTAATGGTGTATTATAAACTCTAACAGGACCAATACTACCTGAAAAATAATAACTAACATCATTATTATCTCTACCAACATTTAAACCATTTGTAGGCCAGGGAGATGTTCCATTCCAAGGAGCAGCAGCTGATGTTTTTAGTGTACCATCTACATATAAAGAACTAGATACTCCATTGTTTACAGCTACTACATGATGCCATTGATTATCAAAATAGTTTTTAGATGTATCGGTTATAATAACAGCCGATGAGGTTGTGGAATTTACAGTAAATGTAACATTTCCAGTGGTTGGTGGTAAAAAACATCTTATACCATAAGTGAATCCAAAGATACCCCCACCACCAATTTGTCGTGAACCAGTGCCTGGTGATTTAAACCAAGCCTCCAATGAAAATTGGTTAATAGGCCAAAAACCTGAAGTAGATGGGTTTGATAGTACCGATATTACACTACCAGTACCATTAAAGTTTAATACACCCAAATTTTCTGATGTATATTGTGGTATGGTAATTGTTGAGTTTTGGTTTGTTAAAGTAGCAGTTGTTATTATATTTCCTCTACTTAAATTTGTATATGTAGAAGAGCCACTAATATAAGATGATGGATTACCCGCATCCAATGCAAGTACTAATCCTACTTTAGCCGAATTTATACCACCTATTGTTGCCATATATCTTATAGTCCGAATCTGCCTCGTATTGTGTTGAAATTTTGCAAAGCTTCTTGTGAATTTAATGCTCTATTATAAACCTTAAAGTTGTATATTGCCATTGGCGCAAAATATTGATTTTGATTTAGATTAATCCTTCCCAACGATATACCCTGCGTTGATGTGTTCAAGTTAGGAGTTGCGGATGTACCTCTTAAATTGGTTAAAGATGCTCCAGTGTATTCTACACCATTTATAAATATAGATAAGTTTGTATCTACAAAAGATGTTCCTCTATATACCCAAATTATATGAACAGGTTGATTTAAGGGATATAATTGGCCTGTAGTGTATGTTGTAGTTCCCCACAAATCCACTGTAATATGATTTGATTGATTTGAGTTCCAACAATTAATACCACCAAGGTTTAAATTTCCACCAATCCCCCAAGGACCACCACTACTAAAACTACCAGTTCTTAAAAATATACCCTCAACAGAAAGTGGTACATTACCATCCAAATCGGTTTTAGTATATCTATAATGTGCTGATGTCGTACTACCATTAAATTCTATACCACCACCAAAATCGGAACGTCTTACTGGGTCATTAATTAGATTGAACGATGTCCCATCGTTGATACAGCTATTCCACACATAAGGGTTATTCGCAATTAAATCTGATATAGAAGGTTGAGTTCCATCTAATCTATCTACACGCGGATATAAAAAATATTGTTGACTTGATGTATTTTCAGCGTAATATAGGTATGCACGGTGTCGTAATGATGTTGAACCTGATTGCATCTTAAAATCATTACAACTTGTTACCTTAGTTCCAGATGTATTATATACGCCACTATCGGGGTGCGTAGAACCTGCATAACTAGCTGAGTGAACATGCCCTACATATAATCTCCAATCAGATACATTAACCGTCGATGAAAAAAAATAAGGATTACTTGATGTTACTCCAGCTAAAGTGGTTACATATCCAATTGCATTTTGAGGAGAACCATTTGTTCCTAAATAAGTACTACCATCGTTTGTTACTAACACATTTCGTTTCATCCAAACTGAAAATCTATAAGTTGCGGAACTAGTTACTGAAAAGAAGCCACTATTCCAACCCCCATCATCATTACTTTGACTATCGGTGGTGGATGCCCATATAACAGTATTGTTCCCAAATGGGTCTGTACCTAATTGTCTTATATTTTCTGCTGTAGTCCCATTTTGTGAATATCCTGTTACACTTCCCGACCCTATTGTCCATGTTTGGGTATTTACTAAAGAATAATTTTGGTTGTATTTTGATACCAGTTGGTTTCCCTCTAAGTATAGTACTAACCCATTTCTACTTATATTTGGTCCTGTAAACATAATTTATAATCCAAATCGAGCTTTAGTTGCGTTGTAGTTTTGTTGGATTTCCTCTAATGTTAATTCTTTTTCATATATAGATAAAGTAGCTATTCTTCCATTTAATGCAAAACCATTATTGGTTTGATACCCCGCCCTTAATGCTTCTGATGTGTTTCCTCTATCAATTGTAAAAATATTTGTTTGAGCTAATGTACCATTTATATATGTTTTGCCTGTTCGGGTTGTATTATTAAATGTAAATCCTATATAGTTCCATCGTTGAAATTCAACAATTCCAGTAGCACTAGACATTGCTTCAAATGCATTTGCGGTATTCCTAATCCCAAATATTAATTGCCCTGCAGCACTTGTGTGGAATCTATAATTACCATTACTTGCTAGTTTATCTATCCAAGAAAGTGATGCAATCGCAGAATTAACCCAACCCCAAACAAATCCAGAAATATTAGTTGTTGTTAAATCAAAATTATCACCCCAAGAAATATTTTGTTGGGAACTGCTATTGAAAGTCCAATAACCTTCAGTATTAAAACCCGGTGCTCCCCCAGTAGCATTTCCAGCATTTCCACCAAATATTCCTGTAGTACTTCCTGCTAAATTAAAAACAGAAGTAGAAGCAGTTATATATGAAGATGGATTTTTAGCATCTACACTTAAAACTAACCCATCCGTTACTATATTTGGTCCTCTATAAAATCCCATAATCTTATAACATTCTTGCTAATGCTTTCATTGACCAATCGTTGGTGGATGAAGATGCGTATAATAACACATTTGCACCACTTAATCCAACCGAAAGGTTTATTTCAGCAGTATTCCCTATATCATTTGTAGATACATCGTTCCATTCCACCGATGCTCCATTCCAAACGGAAAATACAGTACCTGCTCTTGCATTTGTTGATTTATTCAAAACATAATCAAAGAATGCTGCTCTATATGAACCTGTAGATACACTCATTACAGTTCGGATTGAACCACTATCTATATCAGTATTTTGTCCATATGTGTATAGTGAGCCTGTTGATATTTGGAAATTACCTTGAATATGTAACGATGCGGATGGAGTAGTTGTGCCTATGCCTACATTAGTCCCATTATCAAATATGATAGAACTTGTTAGTGTGGTTGAATTACTCCACTTTGGTATGTAATTTGTTAATCCACTTCCGCCAATTACTGAGCCACTACTTACTAATGAAGAGGTTGAAAAATGAGTGAATCTGCCTGATGTGGTGTCGTAACCTATTATATTAGGTTGCGTTGAATTTGGTAATGAACTTGCGGTTATGTTTAGGACATGAACTGCACTACCAGATTGTAATATCTTTTTCCATGAAGGCATACACTCACTCTTTTTTTAATTATACAATATGGTTGGTTACACATACTAAGTGAGTAGTATATGGGCCCACTTCCTTATTCAGGCCAATATTGTACTTTTTGGTTTATACTCTAATATAGTATAAATATATGAAAAAAAATTAATAATGTTTATTTCCCTTTGTGGGGTTTTCCACTTAATGCCAAAAATTGGGATTGTAGTTTTACAATTGTACCATAAACAATTTCAACATCACCAACCTTAAAAGTAGAATCTTTAATGGATGTTAATATAAAAGCAATTTCATCTAAAGTTAAATCATTTTCATTTAACTCCGGCTTTTTCGTAACTTTTTCAGGTTCTACTACAGGTTCTGATTGTACGAATTGTTTAGTTTTTAGTTTATCTAATATTGACATTTACATAACCCCCAAATTATTTTTAACTAAATATCCAAATACTCTCATCCGATGAGTTTACATAAATGTTACCATATCCACCCGCCGAACCACCATAAGTTGGTGCGGAAGAAGGTGCTCCCGATGCTTGAATAGCACTTACCATAAAATCAGTTGGGGTTACATCTGATGCCGTCATATGAACATCAGCAGCCAATCCCCATCGTCCTGTTATAGTTGGGGTACTACCACTATTAAATAAGAATGCCTGTCCCTTATCAGCAGTACTACCTTCAACTATGATACCGCCTTCTGCTATTGGTGAAATAGAACCCGAACCATGTGCTAAAATTATAAACTTATCTTCTACAATTAAATTTGTAGTATCTATCGTTGTAGTAGTTCCGTTTACTGTCAGGTTACCACCAACAGTTAAGTTACTAGTTACTGTAACATTATTTGGTAATCCAATTGTATATGATGGTCCACCACCTAATGCTTGTGCGGCTGTTCCTGTAATTTCTATTTCATCGGTAGTTCCATTGATTGTTATATTTGTATTACCCTGAACTGCGGTATTTGAAGTTGAACCATAATTTACTGAAATCGTTGGTTGACTTCCCTCACCACTATTTGAACCAATAGTAACACCCGTACCAGTACCTAAATTTTGAACATAATCACCAGTTGTATCAGTACCTAATGCTACAGAGTTAGCTTGTATTGTTGCTACACCAGTACTACCATTAATTACTATATCACCACTTACTCTACTTAAAATAGAAGATGAGTAGTAAGGTAACATTGAACCCGAATCAACCGATGCTACTACTGCAGCAGATCCATTGTAAGAACTTCCGTTTAATCCAGCTCCTAATGTTAGCGCATTTAAAGTACCACCTAACGAAACACCACTAATGGTAGAGTTAGCTAAACTTGAGTTTGGAATAGAAGATAACCCAAATGTAATTGTATCCGTTCCACTATTACCTGAAATAGTTAAACCTTGTCCAGACGAACTTGCGAATGTTAAATTACCATTAGAACTATCTGCAAGAAGCTGTGTTCCACCAGCAGAAGCTGTTGAAAAAGCCCTTATACTCTGACCAGTTAATGTTCCTTGTGTAACTTGTCTAATTTCACCAGTGGTAGTTATAACCAAAACATTTTCGGTGGTACCTGCTGGAACCTGACTTGCGGTTATACTCGTTAAATGAGCGTTACTACCTGATACTATTACTTTTTTCCATGTAGGCATTTGATTCTCCTATGTTGTTAATTATTTTACTTATATATAAATACTATTTATTTTTAAAAACATATATAATTTTTTAAATGTTTTTTGTATAGTGTCTTTTACATCCCCAAATAAAAATTTCCATCAGAACTGTAGTACATCCCCCCAGTTACAGGTGTTGGTGGGGTATCAAATTTACCCAATACCATAACACCCTCTGAATTGATTTGTGCTGCAACGAAACTTCCCGATTTAATGATAAAGAAATCAGGTGCTTCCGATGATATCTTTGTTTGGATTTGATTTGATTGATTATATATTACTACACTTGATGTGTTTATTCTTACATTTCCTAATTGGATGTATTCATCTCCCCCAAAAACTTCTGCGACAACACCACTACTATCATTTACAAAGCTCAAACTTCTACTTACATAAACATCACTCCAAGCAGCGGTAGAACTACCAATAGAGTGTAGAGAGGTATTACCTGAAACAACATGCGGAATTAAAGAACCTGAAAAGTTTACTGAACCCGAAAAGGAACTTCTACCAATTATTAGAAGATTTCCTAAAAGACTCAACGAACCTGTTACAATCTCATCTGTAGTTACTACTACTTTCCAACCACTATCATTATTCCAATTTGCAGTGTCTCTAAGTACATAAACTTGGTTGTTGTCTTGTTGATATACTACTAACCCCTCATATACATTAGCAGAGGAAAAACCAAGCCTTGCCGACCTATCCGCAACAGTTATTCTTGCATCAACCGGGTCGGTATTTAATATGTTAAAACCACTTGGTAAATTAATTGCCACTTTTTATATCCTCTCTATGTTAATACATATGTTATTGAATTTCCAGCTCCGCCTGCTTGAAGAGTTGTTGTTCTATAAACTTTATAGTTACCAACAGTTGATACAGAAAAAGAACCTAATACACCAAAACCACTTGTGGTAATATTTGTTAAGTTTGAACGAGAACCACTATAAACAATATAATGATACTTATCACCCGCCCAAGTTATAGTTACTGATTGTCCTGATGGTGTTACTGTTCCTTTTACAATTGTACCAATTGAACCACCCAGTGTACTATCCCACACCGAAACATTATCTAATTGTGCTTCAGTAAAGCTTGAATCAGCTGCAGCACCATGCCTTAAACTTACTATTTTGGTATAAGTTGTGGTAGTTGATGTGGTAGTTGTTAAAGCGGGATTGTTATCAGAACCATTTGTTCCTGATGATGAATAATATGCGGTCGCAGTTATTGGTATGGAAGAAGAACCTGTTGCTGAACCTGTTACATAATATGGTGAACTAATATTACTACTTACAAAGTTTAATACCCAGCTATTTGCAGCACCAGATGCGGATGTAAATGAAATACTGCCTGTGGCCCCTCTTTCGATTTGATTTGAACTAGCACCCAACTGCACCAACGGAGTTAAACTTAATGTTGGTGAGCCTGGATTTGATTTACTTAATGTACCTGTTGCTGTAGAAGAGCCACTAAATATACTCCCGTCCAACGGTGAACTTGCAGTATATTCTAACCTATATGATTGAGAACCACTTGTTGTTAGAGTAGTTGATAAGGATGTGCCGGATGTTGTGTTTGTTAATAAAACTGAACCAGTATATAATGATGCTGATATAATGTTATAACCACCATTACTCCAACTACCATTAACATCATACCCATCCAATACCTGATTGAACCTATCTGTATTAAAACCGCTTAGTGTTAGACTTAAGGATGATGGTTGGGTTGGTGTTCCAAATATAAATTTTAATCTACCATTTGACCAAGTAACAGCAACATCATTTGAAAAATCTTGAACCTCTATTTGATTTAATCCAGTATAAATATCTCCACTTTGAGATACATAACTAACCGATGCAGAATCTATAGATTCATCAATTGTTTTACCATTTACAGTAAGAGAACCTGTTATATTTAAAGAGCCCGTAAATTGATGTACATCATCTAAACTATTACCAAATTTTGTTGAGCCTGATTGGTATATTATACTTGCAGATACAAATTCGGTATGAAACTCTTCTGCGGTTATTCTACCCCCAACAGTTAAATTTCCTGTTATTACACTATTTCCAACTACTTGGAGTTTTTCGGTGGGTGTAGATGTACCAATACCAACTCTACCAGTACTACCCACTATTCTCATTATTTCGGATGGGGTAGCAATACCATTCGTAGATGTAAAAAATCTTAAATCATTTGTACCAAATCCAAAAAGATCGGGATAAGCAATTGAATCCATATAAGCAGAGCCTCTAAATCCAAAACTTGCACTTTGAACTGCTCCCGATACCCCATCATTCCAGTATGTTAAAATGGGGTTATATGTTCCTAAATTATTACCACCTATACTTTTAGTTCGTCCTATTGTTATATTTCCTGATGCGGTTATATTAGCAACAGTCAAGTCATTTCTAATAGTGGTTGTTCCCGTTGTAGCACCTATAGTAATAGCAGTGCCTTCCCCACCAATGTTAATTGTAGTTGCATTTGTATTTACTAAATTAAAAGTAGTTTGATTTGTCGTTATATCACCACCATTTACCGCTATATCACTCACAATTAAATCGCCCGATGCGGATATGTTACCACTTGCGGTTATGTTTGTTACAGTTATACCACCAACTACCTGAAGTTTATTTGTTGGTGATGATGTACCTATACCCAATCTTTCATTTGCATCAAATACAAAATCAGAATCGCTTCCTAAAACACCCCCATTATTAAAAATAATTTGTCTATCTGAACCAGGAGATGTTATAGTTCCTGATACGATTAAGTTTTGCGTAATAGTTACATTTTGTCCCGATGACCCGCTAACTATAAGAGAACCAGTGATTTGTACTCCACCAGAAAGAGAGTCAAATGCGACGGTACCAGGATCACCTTTATCGCCCTTATCACCTTTAGGGCCTTTGGATGCTACAGTAACAACTGCTGTTTCTTTTTGTAGTACACTTATAGAAGTATCTCGCTTCTTATCAGAGACTACAACCGTGTTTTCGTTTTTGGTTAATTCTACTGAATTTTGATTTGATACAACTTTTACATTTAGTCTATCATTATTCACCTAGTTACCTCTTTTGAAAGTTTTACTATACCTTCCAATAATCTTGTAACCACACCTGTAGAGGATTCTAATTCTATGTCATATACACCTTCTGTAAAACTTAATGTAGATGATGTTGCTGCAGAGATAAATAAACCAATACTACCCGATGTTGTTGGTAGTGTTAATGATGCCGAAGTCGGTGTTAAATCCAACCCAGTGCCATCAACCATCAAAGTGTTTGTTAAAGAAAGATGGGTTGTAGAAGAATCTACCGATGGTCTTATTTGCATCCTTGCGGTATATCCACTTAAATCAACAGGATTTCCATTAGAATCTTTATATTCCAACAATAAATCAGTAGTTGCTCCCTGCTCTATGGTTAATAAGTATCTTCCTGCTGCCATTTTTTTACTCCTCTATTATTAATATAAATATCTAATATTCGTATAATAGTTTAAATATTTCATCCAACGCTGGGTGTCTATGATTATCTTTTAAAGTTACAGTGTAAACATACCCACTTGGTTTTAATTTTGCTACCTCATGAATAGCAGAATCGTTTGCGGATTTTAAATCTATCTGTTGTGGGTCTCCACATAATATCATCTTTGAATTCTTACCCAATCTCCCTAACACCATCGCAAGTTGGGATTTCGTAAGATTCTGAAACTCATCAACGATACAAACACAATCATCAAAGGTTCTACCTCTAAAGTGAGTAAGTGATACCAACTCTACTTTTTCATCCTGTTCCATCTTATCCAATACAGAAGATTTATCATACACCTTTCGCATATTAGAACGAATCGGGACTAACCACGGCTCTAATTTTTCTTCTAAAGAGCCAGGTAAAAATCCGTTATCCTCATTGGATACTGTTGGTCTTGTAACAACAATTTTATTATAATCCCTTTTAAAAAAAGAATCTAATGCGATTTGGCAGGCAAGGAGTGTTTTACCACTACCTGCTTTTCCCATTATAAAATTAAATGGGTGTTGAAGAATACTTTGTTTTGCCTGCTTTTGTTCATCAGAAAGTGTAATTGAGAACTTTATATCTCCCTTTGGGACTCGTTTTTCTATGTTTTCAGTCATAATTGTAACCCATTTAAGTTTACTATAAATATCCTCATAAAAAACAAAAGGGGAAGGTTTTCACCCTCCCCCTTTGAATTTATAATCTTTCAATCAGATTATTGACCGGAGATAGTCTCCAATCCGTTCACAAATACTTTACCATAGAACTCACCTCTCACCATTTCTTTGGCGTAGCGGGTCATAACACCCTTACGAGGAGTAAAGTTCTTATAGTCATACACAAGTGGAGTCATAATTAATGGAATGTATGGAGCGTAAACAGCACCAGTTTCCAAGAATTGTGTTCCTTTGTAACCCATCAATACAAGGTTCTCTTGCATATATGGATTCTTATACACTTTGTAACGCTGAGCGAAAGAACCTACACGGGTTAAACCGAATGCGAATTCTCTCTCATCGCCAGTTCCATCAGCTACATAGCCAGGAATTGATTCTAACACAGTTGCAACATCAGGAGATACTACTAAGAAGTTTGCACCACCACGCATTGTCTTAGCGTGAATTTGGTTAGAAACTCTTTGTAATACAGTTCCGAATGTAGCGAACCAAGTTCCCTGAATGTAAGCTTGTCCGGCCAAGGCAGAATCTTGTACGAATGAACTACCATTCCAAACTTGTCCGATTTTTGCAGACCAGTAACCTGTAGTCAATGCGTTTTGAATTAACATATCCAAGATTTCAAAATCAATCTCTTGTGATACATATTCAGATAACATTGAAGTTAATTCTGCTTCTGCATCAATAGAGTGATATGCGTTCAAGTCCTGCGCAAATTCAGGTGTCCATTGTGCTTTCAACTTACGAGTCTTAGCAACAATCGGAACTGAACGCATCTCAATGTTCAATTCTGGGATATCAATATCCGTTTCAGGATTTGCAGCCATCTGAGTTTTGGTTGTTTCAAAATCACCACGAGTTGAATCGGTTGGTTGTTTTTGGTATCTAACAACAACATTAGTTGAGCTTGATACACTTGCTAAAGAATCAACTTTACATAAGAAAGATACACTTGCATCGTTTGATGCTACCTGTGTAAATTGTGGGTAGAAAGTGCTGATATTAGAACCACTAATTGTAAATGCACGAACACCTTCCAAGTCAGGTCTTGACATAGAGCCAGTACCAATTGTGATTTTTAGAAATGTTCCACCCGCAGTTGATGCCGACCATGCGGTATCATAGTTGTAATCAGCCGCTGTGATAGATGCTGTTGCAAATTCTGTAGCCGATGGTGCTGCTGCTAATGTAGCAATAGTGTTTGTTGCAGAATCATTGATGGTGTAACCGAAGCGGCCAGCACCATATAGACCACCTGAAGCCTGGTTAGCAGTTTCGGTGATACCAAATACTGAGTCAGCTTGTGAGTTTTTACCTGAACCAGTTGTGAAACCTGGCTGACCTGTTCCGTACTTAAAATCTAAGTAGAAAATAAGACCGGAAGGAAGGTTCATCGGTTGTACTGAAACGAACTCTTTCGCAGCGATTTCAGAGAAAATACGACGAACAAGCGGAAGAGCTACACCATTCCACTCTTCACCATTTGCACCAAACATATTGGTTGCAGTTGCTTCAGTTACTAATTGTTTTGCTTGGTTTTCCAAAAGTTGTGCCATATTGGAAATTTCAGTCTCATTAGAAATTCCTTCTAAAAGACCTGTTTTTTTCCACTTAGCAACTAAACCTTTGGCTTCTTTACGAAGCACTCTTTCAAATCCAGCGCTTTCGTTTAAAATGCTTTTTATATTCATTTTTATCCTTTATTTTGGTTATACGATTATTTTTTGATATTAGCGAGCTTTTGGAATCTTGCTGCCAATGAAGAACCTTCGGTAATGATACCAGCAGGCTTTGTTCCTTTAGTTGGTCTGGATGCAAATGATTCTTTTACAACTCTATTTTGTGTTTTTCTTGCAACATTAAGATTCTCACCCAATGTAGCGAAAACTAATTTTACTTCTCTCAAAGATGAAGCACGGTCAAAGTTTTCAACAACTTTAACTTTTTGCTTTTCATTCAAATCAAAGTTTCTGAAAAGTTTGTTAGTGTATAAAAGTTTTGCATTTAAAAGGTTTACCTCATTGATGGTATTCTTCAATGATTTGATAACTTTATATGCTTCTTCTAAATCACTCTTCATTTCTTCAGCTTCTTCTTCGGTCATACCAGCAGTTTCTTCTTCTTCAGCAGGTACATCGCCATTCATTTCTCTAAGGGCTCTGATAACCTCATCCAAATTAACTTCTTCATCACCATCTTCTTCTTCTGCAACAAAATCACCTTCTTCAGAATATTCAGTACCACCAGTTAAATCGGCTACTTTGTTATCACCAGTTCCAATTGCAGAAGATTCCAATTCGGTTAATCTTTTACTGATTCTTTCACGAATTCTTTTTAATTCGGTAATTTCAGGATTTTCCATTTCTTCCTCTTCTTCAGTTGTCATGGTTTCATCTTCTTCACCACCCATTTCAGCTTCCAATTCTTTGATAATTGATTCTAAATCCAAATCCGACATATCCTCTTCTTCACCACCCATTTCATCCTCATCATCTTCTTCTTCGGCTTCTTCACCACCCATAGTACCCATCATCATTTCATCTTCTTCTTCAGTTGTCATGGCTTCATCTTCTTCACCACCCATTTCATCTTCTTCAGTTGTCATGGTTTCATCTTCTTCACCTTCGTAGCCTTCACCATATCCTTCTTCAGTACCCATCATCATCTCATCTTCTTCGGTTGCAAGAGTTTCATCATCTTCTAACTCTTCGGCCAATTTGTGAGACAACATAGACTGTAGTCTTGGTGTGAATGCTTCCTCAAGGGCGATTTTTGCATTTGCTAAGGCAGTTTCTTTAACGGCTTTAGCGTCGGCGATTGCTTCTTTAAGCAAATCTTTTTTGCCTGTTTTCATTTAATCTCCTAAATTTTTTGGAAAAATAAGATTATTAAAAATCTTAATAAGTGTTATAATAATGTTAGCCCCACAATATAGTATTAGGGCATTAATTTAACAATAAATATACTAACTTTTTTGAAAACATTAAAAAATTGTTATTTTTCTAAACTTTTTAAATATTGTTTTCTTTTTGCTAATTCTAATTGTTTTCTTTTTGAAATAGATTTAGGAACAAATTCGGTTCTTTCCCGTAATTCATCCATCATTCCACTATCTTTAACCATTTTTTTAAAAAGCCTCATTGCAGCATCTACATTGTTTTCTACTACTTTTACTGCAATTCCCCCACCGGGTTTATACATTAATTCTCTTCTGACTTTTTTCTTTTTTGGTCTTTCTTCGTTTTCACTCATCGTAACTTTGTTTAAATTGTTTATTGTATAACTTCTAAGTTTTGAATGGATTCTTCTATTAATCCACCTTTTGTTCTTACTATTGCTGTTTTATTATTTATTTCCATCACAACCCCACCCACATTTTTACCTTTTACAAAAACAGGAGAACCAACTTCAACAGTTGGACCGGAGATGGTTACACTTTCAGATATATCATCCAATACAACTTTAAATGCACGGATTGCTTTAGAAATACCCTGTTGTTGTTTTCTTGGTAACTTACCAATATCTTTTAGGTTATCTTTTATAAAATCTGAAAATTTTAAAGATATGTTTTGTATAATGTCAATTGCGGGCATAATGTTTTACCTTTTTATTTTTTGTGTGATTGATATCCCTTACCCTTCATCCACCAAGCTAATGCGTATGGATTATCAACACCAGGTTCATCTTTCATTGCTTTCACAGTTCCTTCCCATCCTTCAGGTGCAACTTCGTTTGTTAGTTTCTTATTTTCCATAAATGGTTTAAATGCAGATGTAACTTTATCTATACTCATTCCATCAAATTTATTCTGCATCTTAACATCACCTGAATTGTATATTTTTAATAACTTTTCTGCGGTTTTCTTATCAACTTTGGTAGAACCAATACGAGAGGTTGAACCACTAGCTACCTGCTTTAATAAATCAGATAATCTAGCAGCTGCTTCATTTACCGACTTTTTTTTTAAAAGAGTTGATAACTTCATTGATTCGTTAGCAAATTCTTCTGCATTCTTTTTATCGGTTGGGTCTACATCAGTTACTTTGTAAGTTTTTCCATCAACAGTAAAACTATCCTTACCTGCTGCTATTGCCTTTGCTCTTTCTGCTCCAAATTCGTTACCTTCAGTAACTTCCTCTTCTGGTGCGTGATATGATTCCATTTTACTTTTAATTTTGGATGTAAGTGTACCTAATTGATTTTTGTCAACATTAAGAGCATCTACCACTTTTGCTAATAACTGAATTTTTTGGTTAAAATTAAGTTTCCCAGATTCAATTTTTTGAATTGCTAACATAAGTCTCTGCTCAATTGCTGCGGGGATTGTTGCTTTTGGTAGTTCTGCTGATAAATCTTCACTTATTTTATGACTTTCTTTAATAGAATACTTCATATGGGATGGCGCTGCACTTTGCAATGCTTTCATAGCAATTAACAAATCACCCTTACCTTTACCAGATAATACTTCGTGCTTCTCACCGGTCTTTTCGTTATGAACAATTACTTTTGCTTCGTTCACATTCTCTTTTAACTTTTTTGCTAAAACATCATCAGTATAGTATTGGGTTCTGCCGCCACCTTGAAACTTATAGCTGTATTTATCTTCTTTTGGTAAATAATCAATTGATACCAATTTCATTTTTACAGGTTTTACCACCCCAGAACCATCACCACCAACTACCATAGTAGCACCAACTTTCATTAGTTTATCATTTGCTTCATTTACACTTTTTTTGTTTTTAAGGAATGAACCCAATTTCATATTACTCATATTTTCTCCTACGAACTCTTCTGCGTTCTTTTTATCTTGTGCATCTACATCAGTTACTTTGAAACTTTTACCACCCACATTAAAGGTGTCATCCCCAGATGCAATTGCTTTTGCTCTTTCTGCACCAAACTCATTACCTTCTTTGATTTCATAATATTTACCTAACACCTCACCAATCTCATCATACGATGATTCTAATCTTTGCTGAAGAGTTGATACTTCTTTAATTGTGCTTGAAAAAATCTTAAATGATTCATTCATTGATTTCATATGGCGATTAACAGTTACTTTGTCAAACCAATCACCAGTTTCTTTTAAGGTTAATTTCTCAGCGGTTTCTACAATATTTTTAATATTCTCATAGGCCTCCATCAAATTACCATTGTGATAAATTGCTTCACCTATTTTTCTATAAGATGCTACAGCCTCAACAAAAGCACGCTTTTCATCAGGTGTCATTGTTGTATCATCCAAATCTTCCTCACCAATGTTTAATCTACGATAGTCTAAGTGTTGAGATTCTTTAAGTAAATTTAATAATGTTTTCATTGTAGTGACCTTTTTTATTTCAGTTATTAATAAATATCTAATTTTCCATTATTAGATATGCGGGCAACTTTGATAAATGTAGATTTTTTTGCCGATTCTTTGATTACAACAATTCCATTCTCATCACCTCTTTTAGCAGTTTTAATACCACCCTCAATTGAATCTAATTTATGTCTTACTTTGTTTGAACCTTTTACATTACCATTTTTATCCGATGGAACTAATGTTGCCGAAAAATCATCCATATCCACAATTTTATAATATCGGCCACCTTCAATTCCTTTTAACATAGTAAATCCCTGTCCCAATATTACCGAACCTATTTTTAAGTCGGTTGGATATTTGGCTTCGTTTACTGATTCAGTTGTTATCTTTTTTGATTTAAAATATGCAATTACATCTTTACCAGTATCAAATGCTTTTTGACCTCTCCAAGAAGAATGATACATCCAATATGAATTGCTTCCATCTTCCCAATCAAAATCACCCGAAGATATTTCTCTACCATCATAGGTTAAATACCCAACACCTTGTTTAGAATAAAAACGATATTTACCATCTCTAAAATTAACATCTTCGTTTACTGATTTTAATTTCATAGTATGCTTACCCTCATTTTGAGATTTTTTCAACTTAACTATTTTATGAACTAAATCATTTATTTCCGAAAAAAGGTCTGCTATTTCCTTATCCAACTTTTTTTCATCGGAGGATTTTGGTGTGGTAATATCCACATCACTATACAACTTTTTCTTTTTTGCTATTAAAGGGTCTACTTGTTTTAGTAAATCGTTTTTTCTCTTTTGTAAATTATCAATATCAGTTGATTCAGATACATTAGAATCCCTAAGAATAGACTGAGCCATAGTTGAAACAAAGTTTATTTTAGCTTTAGAAATCATTTCCAAATCATCTTTTGGTAACTTTTTTAAAACCATCATAAGTTTTTTAACAGCCGGAGAATTTGGGTTTATTTTTTTAATATCACCATAAGCTGCTTTTAATAAGTTTATTTCATTCTGATTAATAGATTCTTTTAATCTCATTTTGTTTCTCCAAAATTACATTCGCAATATCCACCAATTTCACAAATAATATCTCTCATAATATCGTTTGCCTTTTGATATTTATTAACATTATTAACATTACGATTAACACCTTCATTAACAGGTCTCATAAAAGCACCATAGGTTGATGGATTACTTACAAAATCCCAGCATATCAAATCAAAATCGCCTTCAACTGCAACTGTTCCATCTTCTTTAATTTGACGAACCGAACCCATCCCCCGTGATGATATACCAACTGTACACCCTGCTTCTACCAACTCTTTAAGTATTCTGCCCGCTGGGGTATTAAGTATTTCCACTTTCCCAACTACATCTGTACCATCCCACCAAATATCTCTAATAATATGCGATGTGTTCTTTAATTCAACCACAGAAGATTCTGGGTGGTCTAATTCCCCGTAAGCACGATTTTCTTTAATTTCCCTACCTTTGTATTTTAAAACTTCACGCTTTAATATACTTTCGGGATATACCCTACCATTTTGGTTTTTTTCGTTTGCTCTTTGTAAAACACCTGTTACAATAAGTCTACCATCACCCTTCATCGCAGCTTCTTTGAGCTGCTGGGGTTTTACATCAAATACAATAGTATCAACCAATAGCTGTTTCATTTTCTATGCACCCAATTGTTTAATCTTATATGAAATACGATTTAATCTTTCTGATATTTTGGAAAAATTGTTTCTTGTCTTTTTCCAATATGCGTTGGATGAAACACCCATTTCGGTTTTTAGTTTTATATTTTGATTTACCAAGTGTTCTACTTCGTAAATTTTTCTATTAATTTCTTTGATTGCTTTATTGATTTTTAATTGGGGAGAACCCATTTCATCTTTTCGGTATTGACGATAGTTTAATTCGTTAATAGCATCTTCAATACCCTTTTCCCATCTCTCCAAAAAATTTCTTTTTACACTTTTTATTTTTTTATACCCCAATACTTCAATATGGTCATCATCCATATCTTTTTCACTTTTTGCAAAAGCATGTGGGGTTCGTGGTGGACCAGCACCACCATCCAAATTAGAGGTAACATTTTGTTCTTCCAGCTCTGCATCTTTTTCATCCTGCGGCTGTTCATCAATTTCTTCTAGCTGCTTGAATTTTTTATCAAGCTCCTCAATTAGAAATCTACTCATATTAAATACCTTTTAATTCGTTTAATAATTGGTGATATCTTAAAAGACCTAATGCCTGATTTTCAGATACAATTTTAGAATTTGATAAGCCATCAATTAAATTGACAACTTCTTTAAGTTTTATAGTGGAAACTTTATCTGAAATTTTTATTTTGGAAAATTCTTTTTTAAGCTTTTCACTTTCTCTTAAAATAAACCTTTTTAGGTTATCTGAATTATCAACATTGTTAATATAGTTTCTAAGTACCGATTTTTGTTCAGTAGTTAAACCCTTATATTTTTCATTAAATTTATCAACTAAAAATTTGTATGCTAATAATCTTACATCTTTTGATTCATTTACATACTCACTATTCACCTCACGATCAGCTTTAGGTTTTTTTGTTACATTTTCTAATATAACATTTTTACATTCAACCCATTCTTTTGGAGATACACCTTCATTGTTTTCAAACAATTTGTAAATAGATGCAAGTGATTTGTAATTGGATACTCTATATTTGAAAAAATCGTTTGTAGTAAAGCGTTCATTAATTGTTTTAATTAAATTATATTTCTCACGCTTCAATACACCTTCATTTAATTTTTTTCTTTCCGATAAAACAATATTTAAAAACTCTTGTGCTTTATAAGAATTATCAAAGTTTTCTTTTACTAAATATTGATATAATTTTAGTTCTTTACTTAGTTCACTTCCGGTTTTAAAGTGTTTTTTAATGATAGAAAGGGCTGGTGAGTTCTTTTCGTTCAATGTATCAGATGCAATTTGTCTGACCAATAGTTCAAACAAAACACCTGTATTTTTAAATTTTGAATGCCTAAGTTTATTCATTTTTGTTTTTACCCCTATATATCATTTAATAAATATACTAAAATTGATTAAACCATATTATTTAGTATGTTTTTCTCATCTAACATACTAACTTCATTAACTTCACCATCAGTTGAAAGTGATTCAATTATCATTTTTTTGGTTTTAATTTTTGATTTTTGCAAACTTGCTTTCAATTGTACACCTTCAATTGATAGTGGTGATTTTCTATAATTGTGATATGTTGAATCGGGTGATATATCTTTTTGATATCCCAATGGGTTTCTCCCAAAAGAACTTTCATCCGTTCCAGTTGTACTTCCTTTTTGTGGAGCACCTGCGCCAGGAAACCCACCTTTAGGTGAACCACCCTCAGGTCCTACTTCACCATTTGTTGGAGCGGGTGCTTGTTGCCCACCACCACCTTCGGCGGATTGTTGTGATACAACAGCCATATCATGCGGTGTTCCAAATGATTCGCCTGTTTTGACTGGGTCATTACCTTCGTTTTCAATCTGACTTTGTCTAAATCCTAACTTCAAATCATCAATAACTTTTTGTTGTTCGGCTTTCCACTCATCATCGGACATATTAAATATATTCTTATATATCCACTCCTGTGATAGTAATTTTGATGTTTTAATATCGCTTGCCAATCTAACATTTTCAACCCACAACGCAACTTTTTCTTGCTGATAAACAATTGATGGTGGGGTTAATTCTAACCAAAAGTTTGCTAAATCTTCATTTTCATAGCCTTGAGCGTAAAGATGGATAATTGCTATTTTTGTTAATTCCGATAAAACGATTTTTTGTACTCTTTCAATACTTCGTGCAAAACGGATATCTTGTTGTGCAAGTGTTGCTTTACCTTCCACACCCTCTTCGTATCCAATAAATGCTTTTGGAACTTTAAGAGCGGCCATCATTCGGTTTTTTAAATAATTTATATCTTCAATCCCCGTAAATTCCATACCACTTAAAGTATCAATTTGAGTACCAGACTGACCACCTCTTACGGGTAAGTAATAATCTTCTAACATATTCTGAATGTTGAATTTAAGATTATAATCCCCAGTTTGTTGGTCTACATACGGAATTTTTTTCATTTGGTCAATAATATTCCTAATGTGTTGGTCAACCTCATTTGGTGGAATATTACCAACATCAATTTTAAAGACCCTCTTTTCAGGTGCTCTCATAATACGATGAATCAACATCGCATCTTCCATAAGGGTTAATTGTTTCCAAGTCTTTCTTGCTGGCTCTAAAAGTGAACGGCCGTATGGTAAAAAGTTTGTATCTGAAAATAATCTAAAGTGTGCTATTTTATAAAATGGAATATAATTATGAAAATCGTTTTGAGATTTTTGGTAATTAAATCCTGTAGCACCACCTCCAAAGGTTGTCATTTTAAAGCGAACTTCAAATGGATTATCTTCATTAAACCCTTCTTCTCTTTCAATCTCGTATGCTGATATGGGTGATACGTTTACAATTCCAACACCCTCTTCTATATCCAAATTTAAATAATAATCACCATATTTGTTCATCCCCCGAATCCATGCCCATAAATTAAACTCAATGTTTAGGACATCGTAAAAAAGGTTGTGTAGTATTTTTTTGATATTTTCATCATCAGAGTTAATTCGTAAAACATCACCTATATCGTTTTTAAGCGTACATTCATCTGAGTATATATCCAACACCGATGCGATAATTGAATCTTTATCCATTGCTTCATAATCGGTATATAGCTCTAATCTATTGGATGAATAGTTGTATTGGTTATTATATGTTTCCCAATTTTGGCGGGTACTATGCAATCTACCAAATCTATCGTAGTAAGATGTTCCTTTTATGTTACCTTGTGATTGTAATCTTTGTGTGTCAATTGCACGAGTCTTACCTTTACCAACTCTCCTTATAACAACTTGCGTTGAAAAAAGTCTTTGCAATCTACCGAATAATGATTTATCTGCCATAAATATAAATATAAATTTTTTACAATAACCAACTTAAGTCAACATCGTTACCACGAACATCCTTCATCAAGTACGGGTTTTGTGTTTGATTTCTGCTTGAAAATACTCCTGGTTGGTTTGAAGATATTTTAGTAATATGTGTTAATGCACTTCGGGTTAAATCCATCCCCTGCTGTCTTAATTTAAGAGCCGTATCTCTTACCCAAAGACCTGTAGAAAAGGATATAACCAAGTCATCATTGTAACCTCGTTGTGCTTCTGCCTTTGGCCCATTCCAAATAAACACAAACAATTCATCTAATAACCTTTTAGAACGAATTATGGGAGATTTTTCTCTCATATAAGTATCTAACTTTGATATAATTAATGGACGGGTTTTTTGTGTTATTGAAAACCCTGGCACCATATCTTCTTTTTGTTTTAAATCCCACCCACGCCTTAAATGGATGTCCTCATCTACATACCCCAACTCTCTATACGAATAGTAAAGGTTTTGATAATTACGGTCAATAGCTTCTTGGATTACCGCCCACCCAATGTTTGCATTTTCAATTACTAAAAGAGCGTTATTCCACTCCGTTGCAACTGATGTTAAAAATGCTCCATATTGTTTTGTTTCTATCTTACCCCTATACTCTGCTACCTGTTCAATTCTTTCAACATCTATGACATGAAATGCGGAATAGTCTGCACCATCACCCCTAGCAACGTCGGCAACAACAATATAGTTTTTTTCATAGTTTGGGTAATCCCATATCCAATAATTTGCATCAAACCCACGCTTTTCAACGGGTTCGGTAATATGGGTTTCACTATACCACTCTAACACACTACCATCAACAACAGTGTAACCTGATGATATAAAGTCAGTATCACATTCTTGTGCAGCACCTTTTTCACCCAATAATCGGGTTTGTTCATCTCTCCATCGTTGATTTCTTTCGGGGTGAACTGTCCAATGTAATCTTGTTGGGTGCCATTTATCACCTTGCTCACCCTGCAACCAAACTTTATGAAAGAAATTACCTACACCATTTGGTGTTGAAAGAACGATAGCACCACCACCAGTTGATAATGTTGATTGTGCTGATAACCATATCTCTTCAATACCTTTGATAAATGCAGCCTCATCAATAATCAATAATGAAAGTGCTTCAGAACGGCCTGCTGTTTCAGTTGCAGAAACTGCTTTAATCTGAGAACCATTCTTTAATCTAAGTGATAATTTGTTATCTTCTGCCGCAGGAACTTTTAACCAACTTGGTAGGTTATCATACATAAACCTAACTTTGGTTACAAGGTTTTTTGCTACATCCTGTGTGGTGGCAATTACAAGTATGTTCTTATCTCTATGAAACAGCATTAACCAAGTAGCATATCCAGCACTAATAGTGGATATACCTAATTGGCGTGATTTAAGAATAACATTGAAACGATGTTCTTTAAAACTATCAATCAATCCCTCTTGGAAATCATAAAGATTAAATAGTATTTTCCCTCTATGGGGGTGTTGTATGTAACAGTATTTTTTAAAAAAGTATACTGGGTCTTTTGCACACTTTACATACTCATCGGATATTAATTCCTTTAAAGTTTTAGCAGCCATTAGTTTATTTACTTATTTGCCAATAAATCTTTCCTGTAAAGTTTGGGTTTAGTTCATTATCTATCCCAGCACCAATTGCAAATGATTTTCTTTTTTTGGTTCTAATTAATAATTCACCATTGGCAATCATATAATTTCTACTCCCCACGAAACCACCACCCAAATAGATTTCTCTTTTGTTTATTAAAATACTATGAGTAACAGTCTTAGTAGGAATAACAACATTTGTTATAGATTGGCGTGATTGAATTTGATTTTGTGAAATTGTATCTTTTAATACTACATATCCAAATGTATCTACTGCAATGGTGTCCTGATAATAATATTTTGAATAGTAATCTGTTAAAAGAGCCATTGTATCAATTGGTTCGGTTTGATTTACTATAAAACTATCAATATCAATTACAACTCTATCTTGCCATTTCGGCACATAAACTTTTGATTCATTGGTAATAGTATCGTATTTGTATGCCACCGTTGTTACGGTGTCTATGGTAGGTTCGTTGTTAAAAATTCCTTTAACAAAGCCCATAGGTAATTTATCCCTAAGTAAAAATAGGGCAATTAATACTACTATTACTAGTCCAAAAATTTTAGATATTTTCATTGTTTTTCTTCTGCTTTTTTTGTTTCGCTCTGTAATTATTTCTTCTTTTTGGTTTTGGTTTTTGTTCAACAACAGCTTCGGCTTTAGGTTCTTCGGCAACAGGTGTTGCTTTTTTAACTTCAGCTTTTAGCTCCTCAACGATTGCTCCTACCCCCGTTGGTGATAATGCACCAACATATCTTACCGATGATGAAAAAATTGATTCTTCTGGATATGGATGTATCACTGTTTCAACCTTCTTTGGTTCGGTTTTTTGACCAAAAATTAAACGAAATAATCTTTTTAAAATGTTCATAACTTTTCCTCCTATTTTTATAAATATTGATTTTAATTTTATTAAAGTAATTTTGATATTAAATACGATGCTTTATCAATTAACAACCGATTGTATGGGCTGGATGTTATTATTGGTAATGCGTTTACAATATCCATTTTTGATTTTATATACATCTTTGATTTAGGGTCATTTTCAAACTTTTTAGCACCCCAAAGGTGATATATTGATTGATTCAATAATTTATGAGCATCTTCTGATTCGGAATCTAAATCAAATGTATAAAAAGATTGATTGGTATAAACTACAGGCACCAATGCTTTTGTTTTAATTTTTTTTAATTGTTTTGAAAGTGCTGCCAAAAACCATTGCTCCATTATTATTTGCGGTGATGAGTCAGCATACAATAACTCTTTTTCTTTTGTCATATTTTTTACTTCACCACTTGCTCCCAATACAAATTCAAAGTATTGAGTTACATATTCTGTCTTAAATTTTTCATTGAACATTCCAACAACAGCACAATTCATTGGAAAAGAATCTTTAAAAGAAATTATTCGTTTTTTATCCCACTTCCAATTACCTGAATGTTCTATATCCAATGGATTACCATATGTGGTTGGTGATTCTCTATGAAGATATAATAAATCACATCCAGCCGATTCTTTCTTTAAATTTTTATACAAAACCAAATCAGTATCATAGATAATAAATGGAGTTTTTAATTTTGACATTGCCCATATTTTTGGAGATGCCCAAAAGTTGGATGATACTTTATCGTATGGATAATCATCAAAATAATCAGTAATAACCCCATCGTAAAGTGGAGTTATATTCCAACTATCGTAAAATTCTTTTGATTTTTTATCGGTTATTAAATAAAGTGGTGTATCAGCATTATGAGTTTTGTGAACAATACACGAATACATCTGAACTAATAACTCAAAAGAGCCGGGTGGTCTATTTTCATTAACCAAAAAGACATGGTATGAATTCATCGTAACTTATTTACAATAAATATAGAATTAATATCTATTAATTCAATAATTTGATATTTACTTCAAGTGGTGTATTTCCACGTATGATTCTATGATAAGTTTCTTTTTTAATTTTAAATTTATCACCAGGCTTTAATTCAATTGGTAGTTGATTATCAGATTGAAACATCCACCCATTACCACTTACAACTTCTACTAACCTATCTTCCCTATCTCTATGCCAAACCAATTCTGAATTATCTACATTTGGTTTAAATACCCTACGAAGATTATTTTGGGACCTGATTTCGGAATAAGGTCTTTTCATATTACCAATATGAGTTTATATCCTCACCACCGCCGATTTTAGACCAATGGCGGGGTAGATTACAAGACCAATAACCTGGCGATGTTTTATCGGTTTTCTCGGGACAATTATGTCTATCTGAAAACGCTTTCCTTGCCTCTGGGTCATTTATTTTCGCAGTTAATCCACCCTTTACATCCCCAAAGGTTACTTTTCTGATGTTATCACTTGATGGGTCTTTTACATATACCACATACTTTTTACCTTCATCTGGATTTCTTTTTGGTGAATTTAATTCTACTTCCCTTCCCTGATATTCTGCTTCAACCAGCATTGGGAAATCCAATAAAACTTTCTTACCCTCATACACTGCAACCTTACCCAAATCAGAATCTAAAAACCATTCATCACTTTCGTTCATCGGCATGAACTGACCGTTTCTCCACAACTCCCTACATTCGTTTACCAACTTAAAAAATTTAGGAGAACCATATCTAAACACATTTTCAGAAAGTGGTTTTTTATTTTTCAAATGCCATTCCAATCCCTCACTAATTCTTTTCTTACTCTCACCCAAAGGATTACCATTTACATTCAACTCACCATTCAAATAATGTTTTGCATTTACCATCAACTCTTTTGCACGAATAATATCAGATTGCCACCAATGAGGAAAATCAATCTCTTTATCGGATTTATCAAATTGATTTAACATTTCGTAAAGTTCTTTTGCATATTTTGCAATACGAAACAAATCAGCTTTTAACATATTAGGTTCATCATCTTGATGCCCTAAATCAATATCTTCAGTTAAACTTTTTAACTTTTTTAATTTAGTTGTTAAATCAGCCATTTTATTCAAATGGGCTTTTTGAGAAGCAGTTCTTTTATTTTGAGGTATTTTACTAAAAGCAGCGGTATCTTTGGCATTATCTTTTAATGTTTTCTGAATACTCAGCATTTCCTTTTTTTGTGCTGCTTGTTCTTTACCTGCCTTTTTAACAGAGGATGTGGCGGGTTCATCATCATCATCATCAACTTCGGTTATTACAGGATATTTTTTTCCGTTGAATTCAAACTCTTTCAACCCTTCTTTTCTTGCATTATAAAGCGCTCCAGTAAACGCGTTACCTTCGTTTATATTATCTTGTGCAAGAATTTGAATATCTTTTATATCACCAACAAATGGGCCTTTTAAGGTTTTAATAGTTACTTTGTTTCCCTGAATCTTTAAAACCATCCCAGTTTTATTTTTTGATTTAAAGTGAACAAAATCACCAACTTCAAATCCTAAATTTTCGTTGGCTTCATCTACAGATTCTTCGGTTTTCCAACCACCACCGGCCGCTTTGTATTGTTTCGCAGCCCAACCATTGGCATATGCACTGGGGTAAACGTCAAACTTTTTCTTTGCTTGAGATTTATAATAATTCCATTTTGCTGGGTCGGTTGGAACATTCTTTTCTACTATTAATTTCATTTCTTACCTCAAATTATGGAACATATTTTGGAATATTCATCTTAACAAATTGTTCAAAATCCTTTGGGTCCGGTCCATTTGCACGAATTTCAAATCCTGTAAGGTTTTTGTTTCCTAAAATTAAATAACCTTTTGATGTTTCCCAATTTTCAGGTTTATCATCATCCATATTATCAAATTGATTTGGTAGATAGGTAACTAACACATTAAATATAACATGATGTCCACCAACAATCGAACTCATTGTTGGTTTAACTGGGGTGTTCCCAACTCTGAATTTTCTAATCATTATCCCGTATCCTTTGCCGGGATTTTCGTATCTTCTAAACCAATTATCGGTTTCTAAACGATATATTGCGGTGTTGCTTGTAACTTTTCTCATCAGGATTAACCTAACAGTTGTATCGTTGTAAGAATCTCCTGGCTTATTTCTTAAGTCTTTAACTGTAAAATCAGTTGAATAAACCCCTTCGTTAGTTAATTCGGATTTTACAACTTTATTAATTAACTGCTTTAATTCGTTTAGTTTCATTGTTTGATTCCTCTTTGATTTATATTTTAATAGTGTTTATCATCGTATCCGCCTAGCATTCTTGCCTCATGAATAATATCAGCAACTAGACTACCCAAGTTCTTCCAATCCCAATTTATATTTTTTTGCTTACCAATTTTCATTAAGTAAGTTTCTAAGTTAGCAACCGAATCTTTAAGATCTTTTTCATTTACTTGTGTTGTGGTTACAAGCGGTCCTTCATTTAAAGCCTTTTTGGCTTCCTCTCTGATTAACTTTCTTAGTTGTGATACTTTCATTGTTTGTTTCCTTTTTGTGATTTATATTATATAAATATAGTGTTTGTTTATTTCCAATATCGGTGTACTAAGCACCAGTCTTAACAAAAACAGGCTTTTGACCTTTTGATTGTTCACCACCCTTTTTAGCATCTCCAGCTTTCTTTTGGGCTGCTCTTTTCCTTTTTACAAACGCTGCTCTTCCTTCAGGCCCTAACTTATTAGCCTTTTCTTTAGAAAGACAGGCTGAATAAGATTCTCCCTCTTCAGCATCACCACACTTACCTAATTTTTCACCTGTAGTTGAATATCTATCCCAACCACCGCCTGTGGTTGAACCGGTCTTACCCTTACCAAACCACCCTCTTAAATCTTCGTTGATAATCTCTCTTACTACACTTCGGATTAATTCTCTAAGCTGTTGTTGTTTGTTCTTCAAGTTCTTGCTCCAATTTTTGGATATAATCTTTACGCAACTTTTCAAAATCAGAATCTACTTTTGATAAAAGTTCATCCATATTAAACCCATTCCATTCTTCAACCGAACCATTCTCGTTGATGAACTTCATTTTTAACGCAACTTTAAGGGCTTCTTTTTCAAATTCAGCCTGCTTTAACCATGCTTTCGCATTCTCAAGCATTTTCTTTTTTTCATATCTATCATACTCCCCACTCATTCGTAATTTTGATTCCATACTTAATACACAATCAAAACACATCCCGTGAAAAGCACGCATTTTTTCATCCAACCTTTTTGGGTTTTTACAGTCGCAAGTTTCCTTCACACAATTAGGGAACTTTTTCAAGTCCTGCCTAAGTTGGTGAAGCTTACCGAGTTTTACTTTATACCCAGCTTTTTGCTCCCACATATCCCCATTTTCATCCTGCCATTGTTCACCGATTTCTCTGCGAACATAAGTAGGATTTTCTTCAAAACCAATGGTTGTTCGTGTTTGGGTTTTATGTGTACCCGCCAACATTTCAGTAACCGCTTTTGTGTTTTTTAATTTACT